GTGAATAGGGATTAACTGAAGATGATATTCAGTGATTGACATCCTCCTTATAACTATTCACATCGTCTATAACAACTATGTAACAATATGTCGTGCATGTACCAGCTACATCGATCATGTACCGCTAGAGGTAAAGATGACAGAACAAGACAAAGCAATGCGTAAGAAGGTTAAACTCTTAAAGAAGAGTGATCCTTCAGAGTATGATGTGAATGAGAACTTCCTTCAGTTTGTCGCGTATTATGTTGAGTCAGGTAGTGCCAGAGAAGCGTGGGTGCAAGCAGGTTACTCTCCCAACAGTGCTGGCTCTGCCATGTCACGTTTACGAGACAACTGGCGTTTAGTTGAATCAATGGTTAAGGAACGCATAGGCGCTCATGTCCCTATGGCGTTGTCAGGTATTATTGAACTAGCGCAGTCAGCTAAGCAAGAGTCTATTAGGTTAAAGGCTCAGCAAGACATTCTCTATAGAGCTGGCTACGACAAGCCTATGGAAATGATAGTAACAGACAAGGATGCGAAAGACCTTAAGGACGATGAACTACAGAAAGAGCTATTAGCTATCTTAGGTAAGAACCACACCATAGATGTTAAGGCAGAAGAAATACACTAACTCTACCACAAGGCGAGTACATGCTATTACAGTTTACTAGAGATAACTTTGATTATCTTAAATCAGAAGTTGAAGAACAACGTGTCCTAATCACAAAGCTAACAGCAGCACTTGCTTTAGCTAACACAGATAAGCCTAAGACTGCGAAGAAGAAGAATGCAGCTAAGTCCTGAACAGGTAGCTAAGCTGCCAAAGGATCAACAGGTCAGGTTGTTAGAGCTGCTGAAGGAGAAGGAAGAAAGGGTTCGCTTTAACAAGAAGGATCATTTCAACCTATATGAATGGCAGCGAGGACTAGCTAACTCCACTAAGGATGCACATCAGGTGTTGGCGATGTGTGCTAACCAGATTGGTAAGTCTACCAGTGGAGCCTACATCACAGCCTGTCACTTAACAGGGCTATACCCTGATTGGTGGAAAGGCAATAGATTCGAGAAGCCTATATACTGTTGGGCGGCAGGTGTATCTAACGACACCACTAGAGATATCCTACAGACAGAATTGTTTGGTCTGGCAGAGAGTGAAGAGTCTTGGGGAACTGGCATGGTTCCTCTAACGATGATTGGTGAGAAGACTAGAAGGCGAGGCGCTACAGGTAACACTTACGATAGTGTTATGGTACAGCACCACGACAAGAATGGTAAGCCTGATGGTTGGTCGCGTATTGGCTTTAAGTCATACGAGATGGGTGAAGAGAAGTTCTATGGCCGCCCAGTAGATTGGATTTGGCTAGATGAGCAGCCACCCTCTAACATCTACACTCAGTGTATCACTCGTACTGTAGCAACTAATGGCTACGTTATGATGACCTTTACACCAGAGGACGGCATGACCCCTGTAGTCAATCAGTTTATGAATGACTTGAAGAAGGGTCAACAGTTAATACAAGCTACGTGGGACGATGCACCCCACCTAGATGAAGACACTAAAGAACAGCTACTGGCACAGTATCCTCCGCATGAACGGAAGCTACGAAGCCAAGGCATACCTGTATTTGGTTCTGGTCTTGTGTTCCCCGTTCCAGAGGACTCTTTGATTATAGACTCCTTTGAGATACCAGATCACTGGAAGAGAATAGCTGGTCTTGACTTTGGGTATGATCACCCCACTGCTGTAGCTTGGATTGCTATAGACGAGGAGAGTGATACGTATTATCTATACGACACTTACTCAAGCCGTCAGGAGACTGCTATAATGCATTCTGCGGCCATTAAGCAAAGACCTACATGGATACCAGTGGCATGGCCTAAAGATGGCTTACAGAGCGATAAGGGCAGCGGAGTGAGCCTTGCTTCTCAGTACAGAGATCAGGGCGTTAACATGTTGCACGACTGGGCGCGTAATCCTAAAGCGTCTGGAGATACAGGTAAGGGTAACAACTTTATAGAACCATCCATCATGGAGATGCTACAGAGAATGGAGACAGGTAGGTTTAAGGTCTTCTCCCATCTGCATGAATGGTTTCAAGAATTCAGATCATATCACCGGAAGGATGGGAAGATAGTTCCTATCAAAGATGATATCATGTCAGCAACTAGGTATGCTGTTATGTGCGCTCAGTTCGCAGTAGCAGGGCGGTCTAGTACTTGGCATGACTATGGTGATAAATCTCTTCCTATCAAAAACTGGAGTAACGTATAGATGGAAAGCATTACAAACGAATCATTAGCAGAAGTAATAGGCAGAGAACTTAATGCTGCCGACTCTTGGTCTAATGGTGACCTAGCAGATCAGCAGTCAGAGGCTCTTGACTATTACTATGGTCAACCCTTTGGCGATGAGGAAGAAGGCTTCTCCACTGTTGTTACACGGGATACTCTGAAAACAGTAGAAGGTATTATGCCCTCACTGATGAAAGTATTCGCATCAGGCGATACCTTTGTAGAGTTTGAACCTACAGGTGCAGAGGACGAAGCAGCTGCACAGCAAGCCACAGATTACCTGAACTATGTATTTGATAAGCGATGCGATGGGTTTAACGTATTGTATACATGGTTCAAAGATGCCCTGCTAATGAAGAACGGATTGGTAGAGGTCAGCTGGTCACAGGACGAGCTATGTGATATTGAGAACTTTGTTGCTATTGAATCCATCGAACTACAAGCCCTTGAAGAAGAAGAGAACCTAGAAATTGTCAATAAGGAAATTAACGAAGAAGACCCCAACCTCTATGACGTTACTGTTCGTCGTACTAACTATCGGGGTCGCCCAGTCGTTGACAACATCCCATCCTCTGAGTTTAGGATTAAGGCGAGAAGCAAGAGTATCAAGGATGCAGACTTTGTTGCACGGGTGCAGGACGTTAGTATTGGATCGCTCATCGATGCAGGGTTTAACCGCGAAGATATATCTGAAGGACACGGATCAAGTTTAATCAAGAACCAAGTAGAGGACTCTCGCTTTGGTGATGTAGACGAGACAGCTGACTTTGGCAACAGCACTGTAGTTGAGTATGTCAAGGCTTGGGTTAAGGTATTTGACGAAGACTCAGAAGAGATGAAGCTGTATCAAGTACACATGGTTGGTAATATAGTACTTGACAAAGAAGAAGTAGGCAGTATCCCTGTCATTAACCTGTCACCTATTATGATGCCCCACAAGTTTACTGGTGTTAGTATTGCTGACTTGGTTAAGGACATTCAAGAAATCCGCAGCAAGATGTGGAGACATACTCTCGACAACCTAGCCCTATCTAACGCTGGACGCTATGCTGCTGTTGAGAACCAAGTTAATCTACAAGACCTAATCGACAACCGCATTGGTGGTATTGTCCGTGAGAAGGTACAGGGAGCCGTTAGACAGCTTCCAGTGCCACAGCTAGGTCAGGCCACCTTCCCCTTCCTAAATGAGCTAGAGAAGGAACGAGAGGATCGTGCTGGCGTGTCTCGTATGAACCAAGGACTAGACGCAGCTGCACTCACATCCAACACCGCAGCCACTGCTGTTAATCAAGTGATGACTGCTTCTCAAGAGAAGATTCAGCTTATCGCTCGTATCTTTGCAGAGACTGGTGTTAAGGAACTATTCCTCCAGCTTTACCGCTTGAGCCGTACCAATAACTCTGAAGTAGATATTGTCAAGCTCCGTGGTCGCTTTGTACCTGTTGCCCCTTATGATTGGAAAGACCGCTATGACATGACAGTCACTGTAGGTTTAGGTAACCAGAACAAAGACCAGCAGTTGATGCACTTGAACAACATATCTGTAATGCTGAAGAGCATAGGTGCTACTCAGTTTGGATACTTGATTCAGGCAGACCATGTACACACCCTAGCCACTGAGTTCATTAAGAATGCAGGTTATCGTAACGCTGGTCAGTTTATTGGCGATCCTAATGAGATTAAACCTCCACAGCCACAGCCGTCTGCTGATATGGTAGCCGCTCAGGGCGAAGCACAGAAGGATGCTGCTGATGCTCAGTTGAAGCAAGCTCAGGCTCAAGCACAACAGGCAGAGGCTCAGATGAAGCAAGCAGAACTACAGCTCAAGCTAGAGGCCATGAAGTTTGAGCGTGAGAAGTTTGAATGGATGAAGAAGAAAGAAGCTGCGGAACTAGGACTCGAAGCTCAACAGAAGCGCCCAGTAGGTATTGGCGATAGTAAATTGAGAATGAGTGGAGAGTGATTTGAACGAAGAAGAGAAAGCAAACGCAGCTAAGATGCTATTGAGAGGTGACCTATTAGGACAGGTTGTCTCTGATATTAAGGAAAACATAGCCGAAGCGTGGGCAGTGTCAGATGATATTGACGAGCGTGACAGGCTATGGTACTTGCAAAAGTCAATAGGGATGTTTGAAGAAGTCCTAGAAGGCTATGTATCTAACTACGAATTTGCACAAAAGTTGAAATAGTTCTTTACTTTTGGCATAAAGTATGCTATAATATATACATAGATTAATATTAGATAACTTAATAGGAGGCTACCCCTAGTGGATGCCCTAAATGAAAACAGTATTGATAACGCAGTAGCTCGTCTTTTAACGCCCTCTACGGAGCAAGCAGATCAAGAAGTGCTAGAGCAAGAAACCCTCGAAGAGGAAACTCAAGAGGTCACTGCTGAAGAGGACGACACTGAAGTCGAACTTGAAGCAGAGGAAGAAACCGAAGTCGAAATGGAAGAAGACGATGGTGACGCTGAAGTGGGGGATTCCGAAGAAGAGGATGACCAAGCTGAGGTTCAAGAGGAGACTTCAGAAGATGATCTATACGCTGTTAAGGTGGATGGTGAAGAGTACGAAGTTAACCTCGAAGAGCTTAAGAAGGGTTATCAGCTAGAGAAGAATTACACTAAGCGAGTCCAGAAGCTACAAGCAGAGTCTCAAGAGTTAGATAATATTAAGACAAACTTGACAGCTGAGCGACAACAGTATCTGCAACTTATGGAACTAGCTGCCGCACAACAAATGGCAGAGGTTAATAAGTCTAAAGAACTGCTTGCTTCAATCGACAAAGAAGCTGATCCAGTTGAATATGTACGACAGCAGCTGCGTGTTCAAGATGTTGAAGACAACTTACGTCAGAACATTCAGAACTTCCAAGCAGCACAACAACAAGCTGAACTACAGCGGCAGGAACAGCAGAAGAAGATTGTAGCTATGGAACAGGAGAAACTAAATCAGCTAGTACCTGAGTGGTTATCTTCAGACTTCCAGAAAAGTGTTATTGATTATGCTAAGGAGCAAGGTTACGATGATGCTGCCTTAAACACTATCAGTACCGCTCGTGATATTGCAATGCTGAATAAGGCTCGTCTTTACGATGAACTTGTTAGCAAGAAAGCTACTGTTAAGAAAAAGCGGCAGCCTATTGTTAAGAAGAAAGTAAAGGCATCTTCTCCAGCAACTGCACAAACACGAAAGGCTCGCGCAGTTAAGGAACAACGGCAAAAGCTAAAACGCTCTGGTAAAGTGGAAGATGCAGCTGCGGCTCTTCTCTCACTAACTTCTTAATCTTATT